TACTGTAGCACCATCACTAGCTGTTCTCTCAATGTAAGCATCAAGCTCTGAAGCAACCTTAGTACCTCCAAAGGTAGAAGCCTTCTCGTTAAAGTTATCTGCTACTTGCTCCGCAGTAAGGGCGTAGTTGTAGATGCGTGGATTTGATACTTGAGATACAGAATATTCTGTACAACCACTAAGTGACGTTGTGCTAGTTGATCTATTTTCTAAACCAATCCTATACCCTACATCTATAGTTGCATATGTTTCAGATACACTATTGTTAAGCACACCATTTCTATAAACCTTTAGCGTAGTTCCATCGTGTGTAGCTACAATATGAGTCCATTCATCTTCAGGAATAGAAAAACCAGTAAAATTATTGTCGTTAGCCTGACCTACTAGATATAATGTACCACCTGTAGGCACTAAGATTCCAAATCTTTGGTTAGAAGAAGCACCACTACCTATTTCTAAAAGGCTTTGTGTGGTTGATTTATATTTACGATAAACCCATACTTCTAAACTACGAGCTTCGTTTCCTGTTGGTAGATATCCAGTATTTAATCCCTGTACATAACTAGCGCCATCAAAGTTATAAGCACCTGATGCACGAGGGTTAGAGATAGTGTTACCGAACACGTCTTTACCAGTTGTTGATCCTTCTTGGATTAGTATAGGATTTGTTTGAGCTGTTGCTTCAGTGCGAATATAAGGAGATGGCTGACTTGTAGGACTAGAAGCATAATTAGCACCCCATATATACAAGTAATCAGTACCATTACCTGTGTATTGAACTACTGAATCTGAAGTATTTGGAGAAATACCTACAGTAAAATTACCACTTGAGCTTGACGCTGTATACCTTGCCCAAAATCTAAACCAACCGTTTCCTGCATTTTCAGAACCATAAGATTCGTATGCGTTATAACTATTACCAGCAGCGTAACCTATATAAGTTCCGTCATTTAAATTCCACTTAGCTATTCTACTTCCATTACCCTGATAAAAATATATACCATTAATACCTTCTCCTTTTTTAGCGTAAATAGAAACCTCATACAATACCCCCGAAGTTGTTGTCACACTTTTTAATAGTGAATCGTGGTACGCATTGCTTGAATTTACTGTAGACTTATCAGCAGTAAATGTTTCATTAGGGGCATTAGTTTGGTCAGCGGTAATACTAGTATTTCCATATGACCAGCCAGTTTCAAAAGACTCACTGTAGGATAAAAGGTTTGTTCCTTTATTCCAATCCATTAAAGCGGTCTGAGGTAACGGTTCTGGAAGTCGTGTTACCCAAGTAGCACCATTAATAGTACCGTTGTAGTAGTTAGGTACAACCTCTTTAACAGATACGTTGTCTACAGTAGCTGAAGAGTTTGAACTATATCCGTGTTTAAACTTTAGACTACTGCTACCGCTGCCGTAATACATATCGTATACAAACGTACCGTTACCTAAAGGAACAGCTTGTTGTGTATTTCCTAGGTTCACGAAGATGTTGAATGCTGTTGAGGTATAGTCAAACTTGACTCGGTAGAATTTTCCTACCTCTAAGTCTAGCGGTTGCTCTACAAATGATCCTGAGAGTGGGGCGTTAGTCCATATAGCCTTACCTCCTGCAATCTCTACGGTAGAGGAATCTGTAGTTCCCCACTTCTGACAAGTCTCGTCAAATCCTGCGTTAGAGATAAGCTCTGTGCCTATAGCGTTTGCGTTTGCATTATATACATATGACCCAGCACCTTCCGTCATTGGTAGGTGTAGCACAAGGCTTGTAGCATCTACTCCTGTAGGTACAGCTTGTTCTGGGTTATCGTATAGTTCGGCTACTTGTTCTGCGGTAAGGGCTACATTAAATAATCTTATGTTTGAAAGATTACCAGCATAAAATTGACCACTATTATCAGCTCCTATAGAGAGATCTTGATTACTAATGTCGTGAACAGTAAAAGTTGTACTGTCTAATGTTTGAGAAACGCCATCAATATAAATAACCACATTATTGTTTCCGTTGTAAGTAATGACAACGTGATGCCATTTATTATCATTAAAAGTATCAACAGTAGTAACTCCATTAACACCGTCATAGGTGTTAATCTTACCATTAAAAACCGTAGAGTTAAAATAATTTCCCCCGCTATTTATTTGCCAAACCCTTTCGTTACTGCTTATTGATGTTTTAAAATAATATGATAAAGTACGGGTACTTCCACTTACAGTAAATCCGCTGACAATTATTTTATCATTCACCCCATCAAAGCTCAACCCCTTACCAGAGTATATAGAAGCTCTATTAGAACCTAAGTCTGAACCATCCGTTGTTCTTGGAAGAACTGGTTTGTTATGTGTTACGGTGTTGCTATTGCTGCCATTAGCTTACTGTTCCGTTTGTTGCGTTACCTGTCTTATCACTAAGGATGGTTGCACCTCCATCATATTCAAACCACATCATCAGACCTTTAGTCTCAGTTGCGGTTAATTCATCGTAAGACTTCATCATTATTGAACGTATTTCTTCTGGAGAAAGAGATCTATCGTAAAAAGACACATTAGCCAAAGATCCAGCTAGAGTGTTTACATATCCATTGTAATACATACCTCCAAGATGTATGTAGTTTTGAGATCCATCGGTGTTATATGTGTCCATCAAGTTTACTCCAGAGCTGTTTGCAAAATTCATCGCTTTGACTTGACCATTTACATAAACTTCATAATACTCATCTGATCTTCCGTAATTGCTAAAAGCGATGTGATACCATTGACCACCATTTAATTTACTACCATCAAGATAATTAGAAGCAACCATACTTCTTGTCAATCCTTGATATGCATATACAGTAATTACCTCATCACTTCTTGCACCTGTAGCATCACCAAACTTTAATCCATTAGGCTGTTGCGTTCCGAAACACCAAGCTTCACGAGCAGTTCCGTTTCCAGTGACATCATCTTTTAAATAGTACCAACCAGCAGATGCCTTAATTGTAAACTTTGGAACTTCAAATGAAATAATATCCCCATCAGCATTAAACGATGCACTCCCTGTTGTAGGACTCTTCAACGCTTCTACGCTAGGGCTTAGATCAACGACAGAGCCACCAACCTTTGTTACATAGCTGGCAGCACTCGTTATCGCCTGTGCAATAGTCTCCCCAGCCTTTAAAGCTTGGGCAAGTAAATAACCTAAATACGGCATTAGCCTACTCTTTGAATGATTACTCTATAATCTGTTCCAATACCAGCACCAAAGCGCAAAGTAACGGCATTTGTATCTGTTGCCTCTACATCACACATCACATATGCAAATGGAGAGCTTGTTTCTCTTAGTTGTACAACTACATCCTGGCTTCCTAAGCTGTGCGTTACCGTTACACTAGCCGCAGCTGTAATGTCCGCAGCGTAGCCTTTACTATCGTAGTGAGCCTCAAGAGCCGCAGGAGTGACAGCACGTGTAGTATCCGTCCCTGCAATAGCTTCAGCATCAGTAGCAAGCTCTACAACCCCTTTATTAGTATCACTAGCTTCTTCAGCTGCGATGGTTACTGTTGATCCGCTACCTGAAGTATTGATGCCCTCACCAGCGGTGAATGTCAACTCACCAGCAGAAGGACTAGCACTACCGCTTTCCGTAGCGATGTTAATCAAGTCTAAGATATCCGAAGCGTCAACCTTCTTAACGACACCTGAGTCTGAAACCAACAGCTGATTATCGTCCGCAGCAGTGATATCATCAATGCTACCGATATGTAACTTCTGGTCTACCGTACTCCAGTAGTCCGAGCCTTCATTCCAAATGAACTGTACGTTAGACTCAGTACCACGCTCAATCTCAATACCTGCGTCCTGTGAAGGAGCAGCATCACCCGCAAGATTACTATTCAATAGAATAATATTATCCGCTAAGTTGATGGTCTCTGTGTTGACTGTAGTCGTTGTACCAGTTACAGTAAGGTCAGCAGTAATGGTTACCGTAGTACCATCGTCCGTGATACTTGAGTCTGTAAACTGACCGTTCCCATTATCCCACTTTAGGATGGTGTTGTCGGTAAAGTTAGCGTTGTTCTTTAACGCTAGAGATACAGCTCCGTCAGTACCACCACCAGATAAACCAGTGGAAGCAGTAACAGCTGTGATATCCCCCTTCATACTTTGCCATACAGGACCAACTTCATTAATACACACATACACCTCGGTAGAGGTAGTGTCGTAGTAGATCTGACCCTCCTTAGGATTAGAAGGTGCTGAAGCAAGATTATGAACGACTACATTTTGTATCTCGTTCTTGCTGAGGTTTATACTAGATAGGTACTTAATAGCCATAGTTAGTTAAAATATGCTCTGCCAGAAAATGCTCCGACAAAAGTTAGGGTTACTGTGTTATCGTCTATATATCTTATGTCTCCGTAAACTACATCTTCAGCAGAGTCAACAACTACAACAGATGGGCGTTTACCTAGGTTGTGTGATGCTGTCCACACCGAAGCGGGAGTATCTTGCACGTGAACGTAGTTCTTATCACCACCACCCTTGAGACCACGAATGTCAATCTGGTTCTCTACAGGTTGTTTGATGACCGTGCTTTTGTTGTAACCACTTTGTGTGATGGTTACACTAATGCTCTCTTGGTTTTTTACGGTTATATTACTCACTTACGTCTTCGTTCACTTTAAAGATTCCGTACATCCAAGTAATGACTGTAGCACCTTGAGAGGACTGTAGGTCATACACATAAATACCACCCTCTATCGTAGCCATGGTGTTTGATGAAGCGGTAATAGTTAGCAGTCCGTTGTTGTCTCCAGTAAAACCAAAGTCATTAGCGGTATCGTCATTAGAGTCTCCATCAAGTAAGGCTGATCCAGATGTGTCTGACTCACGTACTTGCATCATCCACTCGTAACCATCCGATAGATCAATGGCAACTCCGTCCTCATCTTTAAATGTTAGTTCTAGAGTAAAACTATCTCCACGTCTTGTGGTGATATCTACCCTGTTTGCTATGTCTAAGTTTATGCTGGTTGCCATATTGCAAATTTACTAAATCATTGATTACCAAATAGTTGACTCATCATGTCTGAACCGTCTTCTAACTCCCCTCTTTTACCCTGTCTCTGAGAAATCATTTTAGATTGTTCAACAGCTTGTTTTTTAACACGCTCGTCTTTACGGTCTTCTTTTTTGGTTTCTAGACCGTTTCTAAAGTTTCTTTCCTGGGCCTTTTCCATCTGAATGACAGATGCTTTTGCTCCTTCTAGCTGACCCTTTAATTGGTACTCTAGTTGTAGGAGTTGGGCTTTAGACTGGGTTTCAGCCTGGATCTCTGCAAGTTTAGCTTGAGTCTGAGCTTGAAGCTCCTGCAGCTTGCCCTGGCTTGCCGCCATTGCTGTTTGCTGGTTCATCTGAGCCTGCATCTGAGAGTTCTGCTGTGCAATCATCTGCTGCTGTCTCATGCGCTTCTTGCGTCTGATAATCAATAGGCGTTCAGCCTGATCAACATCTTTAAGCTGTCGTACAGCTATTGCGTCTTCTAAGTCGATCTCTTTTTGAGCTAGTGCTACTTGAATGTTTTGCTCTAGGTATGCTTTCTCTGTATCGTCCATCTCAGTCTGAATCTTCACACCGAAATTGTACATAGGCAGCTCGCTGAAAGAAGAAAGCACAGCCATGTTAGACTTACCTATAGCTCGCTCGTAAGCCTGGTATAAAACAGATTGAACAGGAAGGATCTGAAGACACTTAACGATATCCTCACATACTCTACTGTATAGGTAGATCGCTGCATTAGTAATATCATAGATAGCGTTGTTACCAGCTGCCATAGCTTGCTGACGAACACCAACCAGTTGCTCTCCTTTTGGAGATGTTCCATCCATTACTTCGTTAATACCTGTCGTATCACGTATAAGACGGAGATTATGGTTGTAGATAGCAATAAGCTCATTGATATTCCTAATGCTATTATCCAGACTCCTAACTGGAGGGTTCTGGAATCCACCTTCTGGATTTTTTGAGCGATAGTAGAATACACCTGTTTGTTCATATATATCCTGAATGTCTAGCGGCTGTAGTTCTCCGCCTTTACCTAATTGAACGTTTTCAAGTCCCTCGATGTCTACAATCAAACCGTCTGGTTTGGCCTTAGCAATAGCTTGCTGTAATTTCAAATGAGACAGTTGTAGCTGATCCGCAAAACCAATTACAGAACCTACAAGTGATTTAGGCATCATTCTGCGTAGGTTTGTAGAAACCACAGAGTATGAAAGTCTAGCACGTGTTAAGTCGTGTGCGTTTTTAGGGATGTTCTTTTTTTGACCGTAGTCAAACATATGATCTGTTCCAACGATATAGCTTCCGCCAAATACAGTTTGGATACTCATGTGCTTAGGCTGTCTGTCGTATACAGACTCGCGAGGGGGGTTGTAGTCAAACCCTTTGTAGTATAGGTTTTTATTACCGAATCTAGACTCCTTCTCCTCGAACATCATGTCGTCTGTAGAAAGGAACTCAAAATCCATTACCTCTACGATAAACTCATCGTACCCGTATGTTGTACGGTCCAAAGTTTCGTCATAGTACTTGTATGATAGCTTATCTGCACGGTTCTGGTACTTGTTCTTTACCTTCTGTGCGATCATCTCATACTGCTCTTCTGTAAGCTCATCACGAGCAATACGCTTAAGCTCAGAGATGCTAATCTTCTTGATGTGTCCTGCATACATGAGGTCGCTAAATGTAGGGTCCTCGGTGTAGCTATGGAAGAAGTATGCTGGATCGATGTATTCCTCGGTGATTCCATAGTTAGGATCGTTGTTTCTTTTTACAACGCCCATGCCACAGATTACCAAGTCGTTTACCGCTCTTCTGTATACACGCTGATCAAAGTCATTCCACTCTAGTGTAATATTTGTTCCGATCTGTGCTGCTATCTCTGCAGATGTTTTAATGCTGGCATCCATGAAGATTTCAGCTTCTTCTGGAGTCTCTGGAATTGCACTGGTGTCGATTCCCGTTTTTACGCCCTGGTTGTTCAGGGCTTCGATCATCTTCTTGTTCTTTACCTCAAACATCTTCTCAGCACGTTTACGATCCTTCTCAGACTGAGATAGTGGGTCGATAGCGTTGAGGTTTGGATAAGGCTTTCTTGATAGAATATTGTTTACTACGATCTTTACAAACTTAGGGACGATAGGCACTGGAGACCAGTCAAGGTTTAGCAACGTACCGTCCCCGTTGTTCGGATCTAAAGAATTTAGAATCTGTTTATAGATAGAAGTATCTTGTGTACCATTCGCGTAGTCGCGGTTGGTTTCAAAGTCTTTAAGTCTACGTCTGAATAAACTTCGTTCATCGTCAGACTGACCCCACTGCTTTTCAATAGCCTTGGCGTATTTTAGACCATAAGACTTATTCGTCTTTTGAGAATAGTGTGAAAAGGGATCGGGAAAGTTACCGTACTTTCCTCTGTCATTATCATTATTGTACATAGCGTTTCGCAGAATACTTCCTCGCAAAGATACAAAATTAAACTACTGCGAATCAGCGTCTTATCTCGTTGTTGTATCTGCGGAAGAATTTCTTGTCGTCAAAGGCAGACAACTTCTTTTCTTCTTTGTATTTCTGCGCTGCTAGTAGCGCTAGACCCGAACTAATCGTAAGGTCATACTTAGTACGGTTGTCTATTTTATAGCCGATCCAGTCTTCCAGCGTGCGGTCAAAATACATGTTACCCATCTCGCCAGTTTCATTGTTTATCCCTACGTATTCCTCTATGTAAGCTTCTATAGCATGTGCGTGAGCCTGGATAACGTCTTGAGAGTTAGAGGGTATCCCCCTGGTCTTCACGTTCATTGATCCAGGAGTCTTCAAATGCTCTGGACGCTTCATCACGTACTCTTCGTAACCCCTTGATTCAAAGTGCCTTACGATGCCGTACTTGTTGTTCTCGATTAACAGTGGATAGCCGTAAAATACAGCGGCCATAAGTACATCCTCGTAGAATATACGGGCCAAAGGAGGTCTTGATGCATACTCTGCAACAAACATATTGGGTGGGGCAGCCATGCTAAATTTATTGTACAGGTGACATGCACCTTTAGACCCTCTGTTATCTGTGGTGGAGTCTAGGTCATAGCTATCGACACCTCCAACCCCTATGTGGTCGTTCGCGGGGTGCTTCTTGTTGTACTTGATTACGTACTTATTCCTATCCTCTTGCTTAGGCATCCAAGATATTCTCCAGCGTCCTTGTGGGTTTGGGCTGAATACAACCTCGGTGTCACTTGCACCATCCTTCCAGCTAAAGTTTCCTCTAACGACTGGGTTTGGATAAAGCTCTTGATTGTACTGGACCTGCTCGTATATCTTTCCAATATTAAATGTAGATCCCTCGATGCTGTCGCGCATTGCTTCGTCAACGGTAAAGGGGAACTGACGTATAAATTCGTTTAGCTCACGGGCATCGTTCTTTAGTGCATCACGCTCATTCTTTAAGTACGTCTTCGCGCCAATATCGACATAATCCCCATCAATCGTTTTAATTGGTTTCTCGGGATCTTCCACGATGGGGTTTCCATACTTGTCAAAGAAACCTTCCAGGGCTTCGTAGGCTGGTACAAAAAGTCTATAAAGGCCAGTCTTTGTTCTTCCGTTGGCGTTTCTGTCGTCTGGGTCTGAGTCTCTCCAAAGCTCCTTATACTGGTTACCACCCTTGTCCATAGGGTTGACAGTAGACCCCATAAGGCACTTCCCGATGATCTTTCGCCCAACAATAAGACAGGTACGCTCGATACGCCATGCTTCTCTAATGTCCGTAGGTTTCTCCCATTTACCGCTTTCATCTAAATAAAGTATGTGAAGCTTTTCACCATCGTATGCGTTATTCGTGGTGTTCTTCCAGTTGATAATAGTATTAAGAGCCTCTCCCTTGTTTGAGGTCTTGTTCTTTTTAGTAATACGCTTTGACGGCTCACGAAATGCAAGCTCCATACGTGGATTGGTAGTACCGTCTTGAATAGGCTTGAAGAAAAATGGATAAGACTTAAACATAGGAACCACCTTTTTCATAAAGATGTTCTCCTGTGCATCCTTACCTGTTTTAGACTGTATACCCAACAGCTTGTCTTTCACCTGAGTACCCTCGTCTACTAGTATCGCTGCAGATATATTGGTGTATCCAGAACGTCTACACTTAGTGTACATCTGCCCTATAGATCTTGGGTCATACTCACATGCGGCAAAGTGGATGAATAGCCTTCTTTGAAACTCCAGGTAAGACGCATATCCGATATCCATCTTACTCCATTGTAGCATCATATAGTGTCGCCCTGTAATGTAGATGCGTTCACCGTTATTAAAGAACCAAACACCTTCACGCCTGCGCTTAAACTCCTGCTCGATATATGGAGAAAAACGTTTTTTGAAGTCGGATGGCATTTCGTACCACTCGTCCATAGAGCGAATCCTTTGCAGTTCTGCTGGCACAGGAAGTCTTTGCCACATTTGCATATCCAACTTACTTCCATAGTTGAGGATTTCTTTGTCTGGTGGCGCTTCTGGGAGCTGAATATCAAGCCCACCGACCTGTATGACCTCGCCACCCGTATCGTTGGGACATATGTTGATAACGTAGTTATCGTACCCATCCACTTGTTTAAGTCCTGCCATTTAATTTTATTTTATTCCCAGTAGAGAAATCTCCACTTACTTTGAGAATCGCTCTGCGAATCCTCCTGAGTAGTCTTGCTCTTCTTCAATTCCTCCTGTTTCCTTAAGTTCTCTAACCATTTGTTCGAGTCGCTGGTATTCAATAAGGAGTTCTTTTGCATCTGTAGCTGTTTGTTTTATACTCTGTAGTTCTGCCTTGCGTTGAGAACCAGATAGTTCTGCATCCACAGGTTTTCTTATTTCATCAATCATGTTATTGATTGCGATCTCCATAGATGCCAACAGTCTCGTTGACGCTTCTACTGTATTAAAGCTGTTCTTCTTCCTTGACATAGACTAGCTCTGATGTTCTCATTCGGTACACTGATGTACCGTCTATGAGTTCCATTTTATATTCTGAATTTTTCGTATAGCCCACCAGATCACCAGGCTTCGTTCCAATCCATTCTGAATCTTGGGGTAGGGTGAGTAGTTCGCCCTCCAGTTTAGGTTCTTCTGCGAGCTTAAGAACAATGCCAGAAGAAGTTGTTTCCTCTTTCGGCTTATCAGGGGGTAAAACGAAACACCAGTCACCAAGCATAGTAATATCACCAGCTTCATCTTCGACTGCGATAGCGTGATTGCTATATCCTCCGTTGGGGTCATAATTAACCATGTATAGGTTTTCTCCAAGATCATAGGCTTGCTCCATTACTACGTGGTGGTGAAAATAAAGTACCTGGCCGACAGCTGCGCCACGGTAACTTACGGGGGGAGAGACTATTTGTCCGTAATTGTATCGGTGTTCAAACTCGTTGAACTTTGTGATGAGCTTAAGAGTTGTCTCATCGGACAACTTTATCTCGTCTTTAAACTTCTTGTCTATCCTTACGATGAAATGTTTTAACGGTCTCATATCAATCAAAATTTAAATCGTACTCGAGTATACACGGCATATCGTCAATGGCTTTCCATAGCATTGTGCCTTCCTCGTTCTCGATATAAATCAGATACCGTTTTTTTCCGTGATGGTGTAAATGCGCCTCGTCTTGAACAATTGCGCTTACTTTTCCTGCCCCTGCGCGCATGCCTACATAATAAGCCATGGCATCCTTCGGGTCTCTTCCGATGATAATTTTTCTAATCATTTTAATTTAATTGTAAAGAGGTGGATTTAATTTACGTCCCCATCTCTTTTTGATAAGTTGATCCAGTAGTCTATGCTTGACTGTTCCGATTTCTTCTCTTCACGTACTTGTTCCGTATATGCTTCGACACAGTAAGACAGTAGGTCATCGAGTTCTTCATCGTCAGACACAGAGAAAGAAGACAACAGACTCATGTTTGCACGTTCGTCACCGTCCTCGTCTACATACGAGCTTTCCATGTCTAAGAATCCTATGGCGATGCAAGAAAGAAACTCGTCTTCCATCTCGTACTTCTTCACCACAGCATTTATAGCCAGGATAAGATCCTGGATCTCTAGGATCGCTTCTTTTTGCTTTTCAGTCATTAGTCTAATTTAGTTAAAATAAATGTTGATGCAGTCAATAGTGCAGCTCCGCCAGAAGCGTTCATGCTTACCTGGTAGTAGATATCCTCATCTGTATCTGCGTAGTAGACTAAAGCAAAACCAATAGCCATACTGCCCGATGATGCTTTGCTTCGTGTGATAGACTGTAATGTGTTTGCTGATCCACCGCTTGGCTTTGTGACGATGTCTATGATTACATCTGTGTTGGATGTAGTTACCTCCAGCATAAAGTTCACGTCTATCTTAACCAGACCCGCAGACTCAACAGTAATCGCTCCAGTCGTAGTAGCTGAAGTCTGAAGATGAACAGCCGTAGGATCATTAACAAAATGAGAGGATGTCTTGCTATTGTTATTTACTCCAGCCATAGATGGCGTTGTAGGAGTGGCGGTTAGACTGTATGAAGATATCGGGCGTAGTATAAACATTGGGTTAGCAAAGAACTGAGCCGATGCAGCCGTAAATGCTGACGAGTCTAGCTCGCGTTTAACCACGTTGTTGTTACCGTCAATAAACAAACCCGTAAGCTCTGCAGCGGCCGTAGTTGGAGCTGCAGTAAACTTTAAAGAGTTCACCTCAACTGTATCTGTAGATAGCTTTAGTGCAGTGTCTACACCAGCACCGTCTTCGACAGATTTTATTGTTGCTGTTGCCCCGTTTGTTGAGAGCTTTAATAAGGATCCGTATGTGTCCTTGACCTTGTTTCCTGAAAGAGTCGCCATTTGAGTATCTTTGTATTCTATGCAAATTTAATAAAAATGGCAAAGCAGTCTAAAAAGAGTATGTTCCGTGATTTTAAGATGGAAGATCCCGATAGAATAGGGAAAACATACTTGAAATACAACAGACTAGTGATGCGTGACATGTCTGCCCACTACGATATAAATGAATCTCAGATGAACTTCTTACTGTTCTTCTACGACTATATGTTCTGGACATTAGACAAGGCATCGGAAGATTACTTCTACAGTAAGAAAAAAATTGGTGAGCGTATTGTATACCCATTGATGAACAGTGGCTACATATACAAATATTACGACAAGCTTTCTCCCAGTAGTTATGAGGAGGCTATGTTTAGCGAGTCTAAGATGAACTACAGGGTGAGGTATGCCGTGAGCCAGAAGGGTAGACTACTGGTCCAGCGTTATTACCGTAAGTTAGAGGGGGATGAGCAGATTAATGTACCTGCTTAACTTTGAATTCAGCTTCTAGTGAAGCATTCTTGTGAGGGACAAACTTTCCCTCGTGTGGCATTAGGTAATGACGGCCCCCTTCGGTCATCCAGTGATAACCGTCAGGAGCCTTTACCATTACTTTTTTGCGTTTAGCCTTCATTAATACATCTTACCGCCCTTACCGAACAGCTTCGCTGCACGATCTAAAACGTTTTTGTATTTATCTGCAACGCCTTTTACTTTCTTACGGTCCTCAGCGTACTTATTCATAGCCTTTGAACGCTCGTAATCTGTAGCTGATGCCTTGCGACCTGCTTTTTTACGTTTCGCGATGTAACCCTCACGGCTATCTTTAGTGATGCTGATGCCTGGCTTCTTGCCTACCATCTTCTCGTTAGCTGCTGAAGACTTCTTAGCCTTGTCTGCAGTTGCTCTTTTAGCCATTGCCTCATCTTTCAATCCAGCAATGGTTGACTCGTTTTGACGAGACTGAGAGACAGCAGATCCAGAACGTGGTGCTGTAGATTCCTTCTTAGCTGCAGGTGCTGCCTTTGGTTGTTTAACCACTGAAGGAGCTTTCTTAGCTGCAAGCTCGACCTTTTTCTCTGGCTTGCGTGTTTCAGACTTTACAGCCTTCATCTCGCCTTTGTACCCAGTGTTCTTTCCAGTTTCCTGAGAGATGCTACGTCTTAACTCAGACTTACCTGCGAGGTACTTAGCATGCTGCTCTTTTGTTTCAGATCCTAGACGTGTGCCGTACTTCTTTCCGTTGTACTCAAATGTAGATAGACCTGACTGACGTGCCTTCTTAAAGGCATCTCCAAATTCACTCATTGTATAGTTGTTTATGCTTATGTCCTGATTATCAGTTACTTGCAAAGTTAGTTAAAAATCAATCACTAAATAGACCGCCTAGCTTATCTCCAATGAAATCTGTCATCGTAGTTATAGCGTCATAAGAGAATCCAGACCCCTTGTAATCTGCGAAGTCGGCTCCCTTGAATTCAGCGATTAGGTTTGGCGTTCCTTCCTTCACTCCGATCTTACCTGCAGCCTTACGTGTCTTACCGTATAAAGAGTCAGAGTCTCCAACCTTAGAGAAGTCGTAAGAGTCGTACACCTTGTATGTATCTGTTGTTGGATCGTAGTCGTAAGAAACACGACCAATAGTAGTTGCTGTTTGGAACTGTGGCGAGAGGTATGATCCCGCAAATGTATCTATGGCGTTTGTACCAAGGCTATTGATATCGTCCGATAGTCTACGACTACCATAATCTATATACTCTGTTCCCCCTTTATCATTCCCAGTACGTTGTCTAGCGCTGATGACAGACTTTACCAGTTCTTGTTGCATTGCTGGAGATAGATCATCCCACCCGTACTTATTGTCTCTTGTGATCGTTGAACCTACAAGCTGTTTCACTGGCTCTGGTCCAGGTACAAACCCTTTAACAATTCTTGTACCGACTGAGCTACGAACAGGTTTAACTGGCGGATCTACTTCGTTACGCTTTGCTTTCATTTTTTACTTCTGTTTCTTGTGGCAGACATGAATCTCTTCTCACCGTGGTCATAATCCATACCATCGTTGTTGCCATAGCGTCCAGCATCTCTACGCTTCTTATTCAAGAAGGCTCTGTACAGCTTTTTGCTTTTCTTCTTGTTCTCCTTTCTCTGCCACTCACGTCTTTTCTCAGCGGCTTCAGGATTATCCTTATAATATTGTGAGGTCTTACTTGCCATACAGCAAAGATAGTAAATACTTGTTTATCAAATATTTAGAGGCTATAGTTAAAGTAAAGCTTTAAGTAGATAGGTCTATGCAGAACAGCCCTAGATTCAGCTGTCTTTGACCTTAATCGCGATGATCATTGAAATCCGTTTAATCTGTAGAGTAATCAGATTTCTAAAAGTGTTTGGGTTTCCAACCCCCACACCATTACACCGCATCTGAAGTCTTGGGCAAAGTTACAGCTTTTTTTTGACATATGCAAGCTTAAAGTATCACTTTAAGTTCGTGCAAATAATGTCCAGTATTATTGAATATGTTTTAAGGTTAACAGAACACACAAATCAATTTGTTTCGATCTACAGGGTAAATGGAAAAATGGTTGAGAAATAAAGAAGTTGGGGATTCTATATATATAGGGACGCTGACCGATGGATACCGAAACGAAATCTGAAACCTAACCCCCTCATTATCAGCCATTTACGATGAAACTTTTTGGCTTTTTAGTGGCTAGACTATACATATATATATAGGCACATAAATTCTATCGTGATTTGCTTACGATGAACAATACCCCCCAATACAACTATCCTCAGAGGAACAAACCTACAATGGGGTCAGACTCGGCATTGCCCATCAACACTAGGCTTTTGGAAATACTTTGGAAATATGGTCAGACTCGATGTATCTTTGGAATGTCAAACGACAACGGCTGAGGCTGTATTTAACAATCCATAAAACTTAAAGACATGGACAAGCAAATCAACGTTACCCTGCAAATGAACAAAGCGCAATCTAGACTAATCCGTAGAATGCTAAACAACGAGGAACGCAAACTCGTGAAGAAGTTATGGACTGAGTCTAACGAGGCTGTGGCCTCTAGACTAGAGTTGGAAATCATGGAACTCAGAACGCTTGAGAACTCAATCTTCTTGGATGAACTAGCATCTGAGGCTAATCAATAAAATCAATCAAAATCAATCAACATGAAAAAGTCAGTAATCAATCTAATCAACGAGGTAAACGAACTATGCGAGTTCGTACAAGAGAACCACATGCATGTAGTATGCTACGATGGTGGAACATGGCCGATGGTCATTGATGTAACAGGTGTAGAACACAAGAATCAATTTGTCTACATCAAAGAGAACGAGTCTAGCAGCGGATACGGCTATGGCTTTGAGAAACGCTACAATGTGAACAAGACTGATGAGTATGACATGGGCGGTCTAAAAGACCTAATGTACCACCTTAGACTCATCCGCAAGGAGTACAAGAAAGCATTCAAATACGCTAACAATAAACCATTCTAATTATGTCATTCAAAGTAAAAATACCTGTAGATATCGTAGTCACATATTACGCTGATGTAGATGTAGTTCTAAGCCACGATGAGTACCAAGAGTACGTTCAAGGCAAGAACATCAAAGAGATAGTAACCGATAGAGAAGTAAGAGATGTTTACGATGCGAATGGTGCTATCAATAAGGAGTTCATGTTTGAGGAACTGACCATCTTGTGGCATGAGTCATGGCCGAATTTAGACTAAGCATGTATGGTACTAGGCAGGGTTCGATTCCCTGCCATGCTACAAATCAATTTAATAATCAATCAATCAAATGTTAGTCACAGGTAATGCTGTGCATCACAATCATGAGTCGTTTTGTTTCAAACAAGTGGGCTATCATTGACAAGTATGAGGGTCAAGTACTGCACAAGGCAGAAAAGTCTCAAGACCTATACGTTAAGGCAGGTCTGACTAAACCGACAGGTAAACTAAGCGTAGCACAGGCGGTGTGTAAACTTCAAAGTAAGGGCGGCAAGATGGCCGATGAGATGCTATGTGCGTTCAAGGATGGCGAATGGCTGATAGCAGTAGACCGCTTTTCCAATAACAAGGGACAAGCAGACTACGAATGGATGTACCTCAGAATTAATGGTCACGTTGCAATACATGCTGACCCAAAAGTTGCCATCAGCAATCTTGAAAAGGCGTTTGGACTGGAGTCAGAGCCGATACCATCAACCAAGTCTGATGGGGCTGATTGGCACTACAATGAAGAAAGCCATGCGGGTAAAGCAATGCATAGTCTAACCACTTATGCAGGTATCAAGCCTAGCGATGTGGGCGATTGGCTAGAGAGCGATGCAAACCTTGAGCATGGAGAGCATGTAGACTTGGGCAATGGGTTCTCGATAGGTAAGCATAGCGAGCAGGATTGGGTATGGCTATACTGCACTGAGTCTGCCCTAGACTTGATAGACTTTTCTTGGGGCGAAAACGAGTACTCAATCGATCTTGAGTGGCAAGAAAGCCATAGTGAGATTGTGTACAACGGAATCATCGATAGTATCAAGAACAAACTGAAAACGGATAAAACAAAATCAACAACCAAAACATCAGCAAAAACAATGGATGCAAATCAACAATTAGCAGAGGCGATTAAAGCAATCGCAGGTCAGACTGCAGGTGCAGTAGACATCGAGCAAGTAAAGACTATCGTAGTCGAGGAAGTACGAAAGGCTACACAACCACAGGTTAAGACTATCGAGGTCAAGTTGCCATCTAAGTCTGAGACTAAGAAACTAGGCGTTCAGCACTTCAAGTTCGAAGAGTTGCTCAGACTCGTAAGTGGCAAAGTACCTGTGATGATGACAGGCGATGCAGGAAGCGGTAAGACATTTGGCGCTAAGTCAGTAGCCAAGGCGTTGGGTCTAGACTTCAGAATCTTCAGTTTCACTAACGAAACTAGTCTAGGTCGTACAATGGGATTCATGAATGCGAATGGTAAGTATGTGACTACTGCAATACGTGAGATGTACGAGAATGGTGGCGTACTTATACTCGATGAGTTTGATGCCGCTAACGCTAACGTAGCAATGGCCTTGAACAACCTGTTGGATGGCGATGAGTACACGTTCGATGATGCACAGGTGTCTAGACATCCCGAGTTCAGATACGTGGCATGTACGAACACTTACGGCAAGGGTGGTAACAAGAAGTTCAATGCTCGTAACAAGATGGATGATGCGACCATGGATAGATTCATCTACATGGATTGGGGATACGATGAGGCGCTAGAGCGTAGCATATTCGGTAACACCAATGCAACGAACATAGTGTTTAAGATTCGTGCCAATGCAAATAAGATGGGTATGAACGGCCTTGTAACGCCACGTAGAACACGTGAAGTGAACCGCATGGTGGGTCTAGGCTTCAGCATCAGAGATGCCGTATACATGGCTATTCTGAATCCTCACAAGGAGGATGTACAAAAAGGATTGTTGGATGGTGTGGCTCTTTAAGGGTCACTCATCACAATCATCAAGTCTAACTTAATAATCAATAGATATGTTTCGCAAGAAAATCAAAGAGGATGGTAACAATTATACTAACCTGTTATCACTAAACTTCAGCGAGTTGTCAGAATTCATTGAAGACTACAAGCCAACAACGATTATGTGTGCAGATGGCTTTGATATGACTGCCGCAAGTTCAAAAGATAGAAATGCTAAGTTCCATGGCGATGTGGAATTTGGCTCTAGTCTAGAGGCATCTAAGAGGCTCTTAACTATTGGGTATCAGCCCGAACAAATGAAAGGCGCGTTTGCTGGATTTGATACTGCGTTTGAGTCTAGTCAAGAGGTAATCAAGATGGCTGAAGAGGGCTATGCTTTTGACATCCCTAGCATACTGAGTGGCGATGATGAAGTATGGTTCAAGCGCAAGAACATGGGCGAAGCGCCAAGCATACACATCGTTTTCGAGGGTGGTGCTAACGCCAACATACCTGCAATGAACTTTTACATTCAGTCTGCAGTAGTGACAAAGTTGTCTGAGATACTCAGCGAAGAGGCACACATCAGAGTCTCAGCGACATACTCAGCAAAGAAGCAGGGCAAGGATTCGGCTACAGGTAAACAGGTTGACAACGTGACCTACATCAGCATGAAAGACTACGATGAGCCTGTAGATAATCGTAGACTCGGGGCAGTATCGCATCCTAGTTTCTTCAGAAGAATTGTATTCTCAATCTTAGAGAACGGAAGCGATGAGTTCTTCGGAAAGGATTACCGAGTGTCTAGCGGATACGGGAGACAGGCTGACCGCAAGGAACTTGGAGTTACTGATGAACTAGAGAACTCATTGTTTGAGTCAGACATCGTGGTAAACATACCATCCCCATCTGATGATGCGTTCCGTAATGTTGAGAATGCTGTTGCTTTCTGCAAGGCTAGACTAAGTGAAATCAATGCGCTAAAGGTAGCGTAACTAATAAACCGAGGGGGTGCAATGCCCCCTCACAAAATCAAATTCAATGAAAGGTAAATTGATCAAAATTCAGATTGCGAGTCTAATTGGAATGGCTCTAACAGGATGGTGTGGATTCTTTATGGAATCTAAAGAGATGTTCATCCCAACGATTTTGTTGGCGATGGTATGGATTGGCGCTTACGCCATTTACGAGGCAGATGAGTATAACGATTCAAGAAACAAGTAAGATGAAAGCGAAACTACAATTCTTCTACACAGGTGGTAGAGGCTACAACGTGGGCAGGGATATGGAATTCAACGACCTGTACCACTACGACAACTACATCAAATGGATGAGTAGAAAGGGCTACATACTTGATGAGGTATGGACCGAGGATGAAAATTTGCTAGAACACTTGCGTAAGTGATTTATTTGAATTAAATTTGAACAAACATTAAACAATTATGAAAATCAATAGGTATCAAATAACCCTCTACCATGGTGGCGAGGGGTACAACGAAATCAGATTCGCAGATTCATTAATCGAGGCGTTTGACCTAGGAGCATTTGCAGAACACATCGAGGTGGTGGACCTGCTTACTAACAAACACATAGAATAAACAAGCGATGAGAGAGTTAAACGAAAAACTAGATGACCACATGGCTCGAGCAGACCATGACTACTATGACCACGAATACGTGAGTCTAGACCGAAGTGACTCGGATGCATCAGACAAAGTGCAAGTCACAATCATCAAAGGCCACAAGTTGCGTACTGCATCTTGGGTTGAGACTTACGATAAATTCATTAATCAATTATTTAAATAACCATGAACTATTACGGAATTTTAATTAACCCTGTGGAAAGCAAGGTTGAAAGAGTAGAGTTTGACAATCGAATTGTTGGACTAAAAGAATTGTACGATAGACTACAATGTGAGGTAGTTGAACGTGTACCCATCGCAAGTGGAGAAGACTTTAGTGTAGACCTTTGGCTTGATGAAGAGGGTATGCTGAATGGAGCATCTGAGCGAATCGGTCAGTTTCAAATAAACGACTACATGTTCGCAGGATACGGATTAATTATCCTGTCTGACTTGGAGGGCGAGTCTATCGGATTCCCCGAATCAATGGAGGATATTTTATCAATGGTTGCTGAAGCCATTGGAGATGATAACGATTTTAATTTAGAATAGTCATGCCAAATCACGTATATAGCCAAATAAAAATCCACTCTAGCAAGTTGCCTAAAGTGAGAGAGATAATTGCAAATGGTGGGTTCGCTCGTTACTACAAGCCGATGCCAAAAGAACTGAGTGGGACTGCGAGTCCTACAAGGATTGTAAGCCAAGTGGAGTACGAAAATCAAACTGATGACATGTTCGGAAAGGGTATTACTCAGTCAATGCATGATGAGTATGTCGAGAAGTTTAATTACGCTAATTGGTACGAATGGTGTAACGCTAATTGGAACACAAAATGGGGAGACTACGAGATCGAAATTAACGATTGGCTGGATGATGAGTCTGACATCGTAGCCGTAAACTTCGTGACTGCTTGGTCTCCATTGGATACCGAAATCATTCTCATGATGGATGATGATTTAGACATCCAAGAGTATTGGTGGGAAGAAGAGCAGGGGTTTGGTGTTCAATACCTAAAAGAGGATGGAGAAATCAGACTATCCATGGAGTGGGACATCCCCGATTGGAGCGGAGTTTCTTACGAAGATGAAGAGGGTAACTACATACTACACCTGTTGTCTGACCATGCAACGCCATACTCTGATATGGAGGCAGGATACTACATCGAAGGAACGTATGACATGCCTTGGGAGGGAGACACTAAAGAACTGAAAGAAATAAAAACACAATTTTAATTTACACGATTATGACAATTGATGATTTCATGAACCAAAAAGAGTCTGACACTATCACAGGACACTACGGACTCGATGAGGACACAACATTCGAGAAGATTGAGTACCTCATAAAAACTACCACAGGAAATAGCAAGGTATCTAGTGTGATAGATGCTTGTAAGGCTGTTGCTGACTCACAGGATGAGGCAATGGTACTGATGCACACGCTATACATGGCGAGGTTTCAGATGATGATGGATACTGCTATTGAAGATATCCTTAAGTCAGTTATCCGAGGGATGAGTGACCTTGATGATTAGAAAAAAGGAGGGGGTTTTATCCCCCTCCAAATTTCAGTCAAGCCAAGATGAGAGAGTTGCTTGAAATGGTAATCAAATCTAGGGCTAAAATAAATATACAGGTTTGTGTACCTTGCGAAGTACACTAAAAGTTACTAACTTAGTTTTAACAAAGATGGAAAGAATAGAAGAGATTAAAAATATATGTGAGTGGATTGAAACGTATGCATACGATAAACAAGATTCACTTTTACTGCTCAATGCTTTTAGACTTCAAATGATGGTTAATAGTCTGAGCGAAAGAGATTTAGGTGCTGATGCTTAAATGATTGATTGATTGGTTGGAGGGGTGTCCTGTATGGGATGCCCCTTTTTTTTGCTCAAACCTCCCATTCCCCCAATGATTATTATTATATAATATCTAACCCCCTTTACCCTCTATATATAATCTAATATGAAATTTTCGGATGTTTGTTTGGAGATATAGAACAATTGGTTTATGTTTGTTCGAAACAAATTCAGTTAAGACATGGAGAAATTAAACAACGCCTTGGTAAATGTTCAGAAAGAACTTAAAGCACCCAAGGGCCAATACAACAGTTTTGGCAAGTATGCTTACCGCAGTGCGGAAGATATTTTGGAGTCTGTTAAGCCTCTGTTAGCGAAAAACGGATTGTCAATGCGAATCACTGATGAGGTTCTAGAGGTAGGCAGTATGGTATTCATCAACGCAACGGTAATCGTTACGGATGGTATAGACAAGATTTATGCTTCTGCTCAAGCAGGTATTGATCCAAATCGCAAAGGAATGGACATCGCTCAGTCTTTCGGTAGTTCAAGTTCATACGCTCGTAAGTACGCATTGAACGGAATGTTCCTAATCGATGACACAAAGGATGCTGATGCAACCAACACGCATGGACAGGCTCAATCACAATCACAAACTCGTACAGCCTCAAGCAATCCTGCAGGAGAGTGGTTTACACAGGCTGTTGACTACATCAAGTCTGCAAAGGACAAGAAGTCAAAAGAACTAGCGTACAAACAAGTATTAACCAAGTATGGAGAACAGGCTTCTGACAAGCAGAAACAGGCTCTTGCTAAATTCGTAGGGTAATGGACTTTGCAAGAAAACTAATGGAGCGTACAGGTAAGGGATATCTCTCTTACTCTGCAATAAAATACGCGGCTGATGGTTCGAGAAACCAGGACATGAAACTCTTTGAGTTGTACATGAAAGGACTGCTTAAGAAACAGTCTGATGCATTTACATTCGGCTCAGTTTACGACTGCATGTTACTAGAACCCGAGACGTTCATGGATAAGTTTTACGTTGTCTACGATGAGCAGAAATGCCTTGAGTTGGACGCTAAGTATTCAGACAAGTATAAGAGTCCACGTGCCTCAAAGGTGTGGAAGGAAGAATACAACGAGTGGTACGAGGGAGAGATTCAACACGCAGGAGACAAGGAAATAATTACCGAGGAAATCATATCAAAGGTCGAGGAAATGATCGTGCGATTAGATGAGTCTGAGGTGTTAGATATGCAGACAGGTAAGATGACACCTGTTAGAGCATACTTGAAAGGACAGGCTCAGTACGAGGTTAACGATTGGATTGATGACATCCCTGTAAGAGGATATCTAGATGTTCGTGGAGATGGATTCATTACCGACTCTAAAACAACACGTGACTTATTTGGATTCCAATACGATGTATTCAAGTACGATTACGAGATTCAAGCCTACATCTACACCCACGTTGAACAGATTGGGGATTTTTATTGGGTTGCTCAGACTAAGTCTGTCCCTTACACAGTAGGCGTATTCAAAGCGTCAAAAGTAACTATAAGCAAGGGCGAACATAAATTCTGGAGTGCGGTAGAGAACATCAGTAGATGGTTAAACCAACCCGAAAAGGATACAAGCACATTTGCTATTTATAAAGAGATATGATACTAAACGTAGAAAAAGCAACAGGTATAGTTGAGACAACAACTAATATACTAGGCGTAGACATCACATCAGAGGCAAGAAGTAAAAGGATTTCTGATGCTAGAAAGATGTTCTGCTACTATGTGTATAGCAATAGTAGAATGACACTAGATGAAATATCTAAACTGATTAAGAAGTCTAAGTCATCTGTATTTTACTATATTGAACAACACGAAAAAAACATGTGCGATAATAAAGGTTACGCTGACAACTTTTTTTATTACACTAAGTCAATTCAAGAGTCAGCAAAAATTTAATTAAAATGGATAATCAAAAACAAGATCCGTTAGTGGGCTACGCAAACGCACCACGTACAGAAGTAAAGTTTAGTCTAACCGCTTCTGAACTAGACGACCTCAAGAAGTACTTGAAGGCAAACAACGATGCAAGTAAGCCTTCACGAGTTTACTTGACTTACCGCAGCGGTATATCCAAAGCAGGTAAGAACTACAACATGATTTCGGTTTACGACCCTAATCAAGGAAACACGCACAAGCCTGTGCATGTAGAGGTAACATCAACTACAGGGGATTTGCCATTCTAAATTATAATCGGGGGACAGGGGAAACCCTTCCCCCTTTTTATTTAAAGCGATGAGAGAGATTTATTACCATGAGATTGAGATTTCCTACAAGAAGGCGAAATCATTCATCAAAGACAACACGTGGGCTGTCAGTCTATTTAAGACACCTATCGAGATCATGAAGTATGATAAGAAAACAATGGACAGACTCACTAGAAAGTATTACGGCACTAAGTATAAGTCGCAGAAACAATTAGTAATAACTAAGATACTCAGCACTAAATCGGTGGGGAGTGGCTCAAATCAAAAACATGAAGAAGTACTTAAGAAAAATTAGGCACATGAGGTATGTTAACCTCTACCTAGCAGATATAAGATGGGAGATAATCAACACAGTTGTTGCATCCTCACACACAGGTTTTCACAATGCTATTGATGAACACTTGCAAAATTTAGGTTTGCTTCTACGGAAGTATGAAAGAAGAAGAAGGCTATTAAAATTCTAATCATGGCATATCAAGACAACCCCGAACACAAAAAGATTATAGACTGCGTACTCAAACAGAACGCATTGATGTTTGCTAACCTCGGTATAGATTGCAACAAATCAGATTACGAGAAGGCAAAAATTAAAGAGCGTCAGAAACTTCGCAGGATATTAAAACTAGACGAGGAGAAAATAAACAGACTTATAAAAGATTCGCTGGATGACTAAGGACGGAGAAGAAAGATTCAGAGCAGTTGTCAAGATGATGATTATTCTGCAATGCTCTCTAGAGCAGATGGATGAGATAAAAGATGTTCCCAACCTGTACAGGCAAGACATCAAGAAGTCTATAAACAACCTAGAGAAGAAGTTAGAAAACTATCTACGTCCCCTGCTAGACAGCATACCTACAGAGCAAGAAAGTATATTCATGCAGACTCAAAGAGGCGTAGAGAGCATTATAAACAAGACTATAGAGGAGATACATAACCAAAACATCAAGGGAAATGAGTGACGAAATTTCTAAGATCGTAGGGTCTGTAATCTCCTTCGAAACCCTTAGAAGGTTTTGGGATGATTATACAAAGGCGAACAAAGTAGGACCTAGTCGTGAACGACACAACGTAATCCATAGACACGCTTTTATGCACATCGCTAGAGAGAATGTTGCCCTTCCTCTACAGAGGATAGGAAGGATTCTTGGCAAAGACCACGCTACCGTTTTACACGCTTGTCGTAATCACGAGATGAACTACAGGTTCGATGGAGACTACAAAGTAATATGGGACAACCTTAACAAAGAAGTTGAAGACTTGCTAATGGACAACGGCATCGTGCCTAAGACTATAGCCACTGCTGATTCAGCAGGAGAGATACACTTCAGATATCTTGAAATATCTCGCAAACTGAGAATGAAGATTCAAGAGTTTGAAGACTACAAGAAGAGCGTAACTAAAGATTTAAAAAGAATTGAGTCTGTCAAGAAGTATGTTGAGGGGCTTGAAACTAGGAATCATCAACTTGACAAAGAACTTAAGAGAGTAAAGAACTTGATATGAAAAAGTTATTTAAGGTCATCTGTAAGGGGGTTACTTACGGAACCTACAACACCATTGAACAAGCACGTAAACTGCGTACCATACTACAACGCAGAGGTAAGGATGAGATTGTTATTCGTGTAACTGAGGAAGACTTGCCTTGATGCGTACCAAAGTGGTACACAAAGTAAGGCTATAACCTCACGAGATTTGATTTCGGTAAGGCTATAACCTTACAAATGCCAAAGCATATAAAAAACGGAAAAACCTTTAGATTGTATGCGGAGGCATATAGAAACCAATAATGATGCAGAACGATAGGGTTTTGTGTCTTTAATAGAACCTTTAACACCAAAGAGAGATGAAAACACCAATGCAAGAGTTGATTGAGATAATCAAGAAGCGTCAAGAAGATGATGAGGCAATGCCGTTTATGTACAATGATAAGATAATTGCGTTGGCAGAATCAATGCTTGAGAAAGAGAAGGAGCAGATTATGGATGCATATATGGAAGGCGGAGATTGGGAGTCATTACCTCAACCACGATTTGATAATTACTACAACTCAACCTTTAATACCAAATAGAGATGATAGAGTTTCCAATAATGATATTATTACTTACCTGTCTTTTGACGGGTTTGTTTATTATCATAAAAGATAGTAGAGAAGAATGAGAATATCAATAAGTAGTATATGGGGGCAGGTTTATATCCTACCCTTTATTAAGTTGACACATACCCGAACACTCAATGGTGATTTAGAACTTATCATTGGT